GAACAGGGAACAGTAAAGGCCCCTTGTGGCTTAAAGGTTCGCGCAATGTGTTGCACCAGCGCGAACGGTATCTTGGCAATCATCGCAGATGCGGCTTTTCTGGAATCAGACTTGGAACCATGCCGCGCTGCGCCGTCCTGAAACCATGCGTCACCCTTGCCGTTGTTACGCGGTCCAGAGATGCCCGCTTGTTTTACGCCCTGAGCGCCCGCAACTCGCGTAAAGTCCTGCCCGCGCAACTCCCGGTTGCTCCAGTTCATGCCAGCGGTTTTGTAGCCATCTTGCGGCTGATTCGACACGAGACGGTTATGTGAGGCTAGTGAACCTTTTTCCGTCCATCCTGAGCCGTCGTGCTTGCGACCATCTTCAATCTCCGTGTGCATCTGCTCACCCGTTCCCATGTTGTGCGTTCCCCATTTCAAGGCGGCATCTTTACTCATGCTCCGGCCGGCGGTTTTCACCGCCAAGAACGTCATCGGCATCAGCGCCGGAACATCGCCCCAAAGGTAGAAGCTTCCATAATGCCAGCGGGCTTGTCCAACCCACTTCTGCGCCCCACGCACATTCTCGACAATCAGCGGAATATAGTGTCCAGCCGCTTCGCAAGCCTCGCGCTGAATGCGGAACTGCGCGTTGAATAGTTCTATTCCCAAAACCGACGGCGGCAGCGCCTTGGCCCTGCTCCACGGCATAGCGCGGTAGCTGAATTCCTGGCATGGAGACGAACCGACAATGCAGGTCGCGTCTTTGAATTCAGAACCGTGAATCGATCGCACATCGCGCAGCATGAGCGTACCGGGATACCCGCCAGTGCCATAATCATGCGCCTCGATGTCGTAACCGATGCACTCGTATCCCTCAGCCAGAAAGCCTTCCGACCATCCGCCAAGTCCGCAATATAGGTCGATTACTAAAGGCTTCATCATCCCTTCCATCATTCAAACAGGCATATCCGCTGTGTAGCGGTAGTTTCCCGGCCAGATGTTGTCTACCGGGCTTGTGGCGGGCAGCAGCCCGTAAGCGTTCGGCTCCTTGTCCGCCTGCTTGGCTGCATCCTTCAATCCCGCCAGCCAGATCGGGTACTCCTGCAAAAATTCCTTGCGGTCGGCGGGGTTGCTGCTCGCGCCCTTGCATTGGTACGCGAATGCCCTGCGGAAGTGCCGCGCATAGCTGTCGGGAATCGGATTGATCGTCGTCTTGATCGACGTGATCTTGGGCGGCTCCATCTGGTAGCTCGGAATCATCTGGTACACCGGCCCCGCCTGGTTCGGCAGCGGCCAAATCCTGAATCCCTGGCTGGTCCCGCTCACCACCGTCCACACGCAGCCGCCATCATTCACTGTGACGCCCTCGGCGGCGTTTACCGCCGCCGCCGGAGCGGTCAATCCCGTCGTGCCGAAGCCCGTCAGGATCAAGTAATTCCCGTTGGCATCGATAAAGTTCATGATCGGGTTCGGCGCCACCGCTCCAATCGTGATCAGCGGCGAATACGTCACACCCGGCCCCGGCCACGTCCCGTAGCTCAGGTCGCTGTTGTACATCCAGCAGATCGCCGTCGGACCGCCCAGCACGCCGCCAAACTGCGCGCTCACCCGGCTCAGTTGCCGCTTCCACTTGGGAGTGCTCGGCACATTCACCGGCTTGGGAATCATCGTGTTGTTGATGTCGATCTTGTCGCAGTCGTCGCCCCAGCCGATTGGCCCGGCAGCCTGCGCCGGTTGCGGATAGTCCTGCTGAAATGTGTTGGTCAGGAAGGGCGCGGCAAAGGCGCGGTTGAACTTCCAGTTGAAGCGCTCCGCAATCAGATCGGCCATGGTGTCGTTCGCCAGGCCGAGAATCAGATCGAGGTTGAAGCCAGAGGGCGCATTGCGTGGGTCGTAGATTCCACGGGCTGCTTGCTCGTCTAAAATTGTCTCGACCGTGAGGCTAGAATTTCCCATGGTGGTAGAATATCCTCAATCGCCAACCTCTTCAACAGCCTCGCAACACATCCCGCCGGTAGTCTTCCTTCAGCAAACCAAAACATCCTCATCCCGGTTGGCAAAAAAGCCGGAGGAATCCGGCTGGAATAAAAAGTGGAATAATTTGTGTCCACTTTTACAAATTGCGGGCAACGTGCAGTGCATGATCTGGGGATCGGAAACTGCACGTTGCCACTCGCGTGATCGGCTGGGATGGAAGCCTTTCTCGCGTCTTGTGCGCCTTCCTGGATTACTGGAAGGCTACTTTGATGCTCGAAAGCACCGGCGTGGGCGGAGGAACGACGGGAATAGCGACCGTCACCGCTTCCGTATCGGTCAAAGACAGCCCTTCAGCCGTGGTCAGCGTCGCGGTGATGTTTGCCACGCCATTGGCGACGGCGGTCGTCAGGCCGGTTGCTGGGTCGAAAGTCACAATGGCGCTGGCCGTGTCGTCGGAACTCAACGTAGCGGCCGGCATGGCGCCTGTGAACGGTTGGCCGAACTGGTCATAGCCCAGAACTGAGGCTGTGACCTGCTGGCCGGCGGATGTGAGGGTAACTGGTCCTGCTGTTGCCATGGAAACTCCTTGAAACTTGATTTTGATGCTGGTGAGGGTTGCCGGTTCTTCTTCCTTGACGAGCTTGCGGAGCAGCCGAACCATTTCTTTCAGCAGCCCGTTATTCTGGATTTCAATTTCTTCGTGCCGCATGACTCCTCCGCAAATGTTCAAATTATACTGCCGTCCGCCATTCTTCTGGCGGTCAAAAGACTACATCCACGCTTAGGCCACAACCTCGATAGTTGCCAGCCGCAACTGCGCGCTGGTCACCGTCGAACTGGCCGCGATTGTCACCAGCAGGGTCAGCGCCGTGGTCAGGTTTACCGCGCTCGAAACCGCCACGTTGGTGTCCGTGTAGGCGGCTATAGCCGCTGCGGCTACAGCCGTAAGTCCTGCGGAAACCATGCCGTGCGACTCGATTGTTCCCGCGGCTCCCGTTGAGGCTACAGCCATCTCAAACGAGATCTGGAACGGAATATTGGTTCCGCTGCCCGCCGTGTTGGCGGTGGTAATCGAGGCCAGCGTCACGCCTCCCAGCGTCAAAGCGAAAGTCAGGTTTGGCGTTCCGGCTGGCGTGGTAAAGATGCCGTATACAGTGATCAGCAAAGTTCTCCCCGCACGATTCAGGAATCCCGCGTTCAGAGCTTTGCTGATCAGGTTCTGTGCGGTGGTGATGGCCGTCAAAGCTGTCTGCGCATTGATGACGGTCAAGGCTGTCTGCAATGCCGACTCCTGGGCCGCCGAGCCCACGGTGCTCACCACATTGTTCTGCTGGTCGAAGCTGAATCCGTTCGGTGCCGCCGCACCGTTGACTCCAGTGGCGTTCAGCGGTCCCTTGGTAATCGTCGCAAATGGCATTGTGTCTCCTCGCTTTTCTGTTCCCTGTTCCCTATTCCCTGTTCCCTATTCCCTGCTTTACCGCATCGCCGGAATCACAGGGCTTCCATCCTCGTCGGTGAAGTCCCACGCCGGCCCCACCATCGGCGGCAGGCCGGTGCCCAGCGCATCCTCTTTCAGCTCGTTGTGCCGCTCCAGATCGTCCTGGTACTGCTGCACGCGCGCTCGCACTTCACTGGCTGTCTCCAGCCGCCGCACGCCGTGCACCTTCACTTCCTGCGGCTTGCTGCTCTTGAGGCCGGGATGCGGCGTCAGGTTCTTCATCCCGCACCATACGCACTGGATCAGCCACATCCAACTGAAGCCGATCCGGCTGGCGCTCAGGCAGCTTCCGCCCACGCCCTTGCCCATCACGTTGCCCGGCTGCACGCCCGCCTGGTGCTTGCACTTCTTCTCGCGCGCCGCCTGCTGGTCAATGACAGCCTTGGCTTGCATCTGCGCCTGCTCGCGCTTGCGCTGCCGGTCCTCTTCGGTGTCCGTGTAAACTGCGGATTCCTTCTTGGTCCGGTCCAGCGTCAGCAGCTCGCGCTCGAGCTGCGCGTCCAGCAGCAGCGCCTGTTTCTCTTCGATGGTCAGTTTCTTCTGGTCAGCCATATGGCTCCTTCGTCGCCAGTGATCAGTGAACAGTGATCAGTGGTCAGTTCCTTGCGCAGCCGATAGGTAAATCGGAACTTAGACACTCGCGGGACTCGTACAATCTCCGAATGATCGGGGACGTGCGAGCGCCGAGAATAAACTTTTCCGTTCACAGCATAATCGAAGCGCGGCGTTTTCCGCTCTTGATCGGTGTGCCCGTCCTGCCTCCAGTTGGCTGCTTTGTAAATGATACCGCTGTGTCCTGCCGATGGGTCGGCGTAAGAAACAAGCAGATCGACGGTTGGGAAGGTGCTACGCACCCACTTGATAGCTTTCGCCATAAACCACGTCTCAGAGTTGAATGGTTCCGAGTCCATGATATAAAGGCGCGCAAGTTCCCAGGCTAGTGTCACCCGGTACCGTTTCATGGTTTCTCTTGGTGGGAGCGCGAACACAATCACTCCCACCAAGAAAGGACCTTTCCACATTCCCAATATCGCTGTAACAACTCCTGGCCAGCGTTTGAGGTGATGAGCCCGTACTAATGGCTCGGCCTCGGTTCGGCTTGCTGGGCCAATCGAGTACAGCGAGAAGTCGGATTTTGGATATTCGTTCAAGTCGCCTTCTTACGTAGTTTGAGGAACTGCAATCGCGATCCTCGCACGGCTGGTGTTGTCCGGGCTGGGTCCGATTCCGCTTATCATGTTGTAGCTGGTCCCGGCCGCAATCACGCCCGCGCCGTCGTAAGCCGAGCGCGCATACTCGCCGGCCCACAGGTCCAGGTTCTTCCAGTTCACGCCGGGGTTGGTGTGTCGCGCGCTCTCCAGAGTCACCCGCACCATCGCGTCTTCACCGGCCAGGTAGGTCGAGTAGCCGGTCAGGCCGCTTCCCTGCCAGTTGGTCGTCGCGGTGCAGTTGGTGCTCGGGAACCAGTCGCCGCCAAACAGCCGCAGAATGCCGACTGCCTTTTCGCCCTCGTCCTCGTCGGTCAGCTCTTCCAGCTTGGTCTGGCCTTCGCCGGTGTGCTTCAGAATGTCCACGATGCTGTTGTTCGTGTTGTCCAGCGCCGTCATGTCGCCGATGAATGCCGGCAGAATCTTCCCGATAAACCGCCCTGCCGCCGGCATCGGCAGTACCTTAGCCTGGAACAAGCTGGCAGGCATCTGCTCGATGATCTGCTTGGTGAAGGCGTAGAGCGGCCCCACCGTCGAATCCTGATTCGTGGTGTTCGCGTCCAGCGTCCGCAGATAGTCGAAGTTCGTCATGATCAGGTCGTC